ATTAATTGCTCCAGGAGTAAGTCTGATTGGCATAAGAACGCCTTCATCTGGAGCTTGTAATGGTGGATTTACTGATATCTGAGCACCTTCTAACCACGTTTTCATCATGGCGTTTGATGTCTTGATATCTGGCAGCGCCTTCATAGCTGGAGATCTCCCAAGTGTCTCTCCTGATAGCTTTGAAAATCTAGATATGATTGTTGGGTTCTCTTCAAACCCTCCTATTTTTAAAACTATCGCGCCCTCTTCTAGAACGTGTAGCGAGGTAAAGGCCATCATTGGGTGTCTTACGTTTTCTGGAAGTCTATTACTTGGTTCAATTGCATGTATTACTGTGTACTCTTTAAGAGGCTCTAAGTGTCTTTTTTCGGACATAGATGGGGGTACTGTATCTGGAAACTGCTCAATTAATTGTTCTAATGTTATTTTATACTTTGTATAAACAGTATCGATTACGCCTTTATAGTTTTCTGATACTACAGCTTCGTATATTGGTCTAGATGAGAATCTAACTACGTCTATTTCGTCTTCTTCTACTCTTAATAGAGAAGTCCCAAAGCTACATAGGTCTAGGTATGCCTCATGTATTTCTGATTGAAAATTAGAGTTATTAAGAACAAATAAAGCTCTTTTAGATTGTCTCTGTAACCAATCAGCAATTGATAACTTGCTATTTAATATATGGTCAGGAGATTGCAAGAAGAACCACTGGTTTGCTGCGTTTGTTAGCATGCCATGTAGGGCAGATGCTAGTTGTTCATTACTTCTAATTCCGACAGCATCAAATAAGGTATTTCCTTTCTTTGAGCCTTTTACTTCTCCACCATATACATTGTCTTTTAGTGGTTGAACATATTTAGCTAACTCTTCCCAATGAGTTTCCCATGTCCCTCTTTGTTCTTTTAGCTTTTGATATTTATCAACAACAAATTTTACAGAGTTGTTTGATCCTTGCGTTTGAATTACTTCTAACATTAGAAATAACCTCCACCCATTAACGAGTTAAATTTTCTTCCACCACTCTTTAGCATTGTGTTGTTGAATTGTTTATTTAGTAAATCGTTTCGCTCTTTCTCTGGTCTAGCTGCTTCTTCCGCTGCTAACGCTTGTTCTTGAGCTAATGCTGCTTTATCAGCTTCCATTTGTTTTGACTGTACTGATGTAGCACCACCAGTTAAACCTGATAAGTTTTGCCCTGTTCCTTTTATATAATCTTTTCCGGCGTTCATTATTTTGTCACTATTACCTGTTAAAATTCCACTTCCAATTTCACCTACAGCTTCTACAGCGTTAGATGTTTGAGATCCAACGGACGCTACAGTTCTGCCTACGTGTTTAACTATTCCCTTTGCTAGTTTCTTTAGACTAAATCCCATAATTATCTCCCAAAATGATCATACGAAGTTTCTGCTTCTCTTTGAAGAGTTTTAGATACTGTTGTATTATCGCCTATTCTTTGTCCCATTGCAAACCCTCTAAACGAGTCCGCTCCATGTGATGTCCAATTGTGTAATGGTTTTTCTTGGAACATGTTATTTTTTGCGTCCCATTTTCTCTCGTAGTTCTTTAATGCGTCAAGTCCTCTTTGAGTTTTTATTTTATTGAACCTACATTTTCTTAATATCATTCTTACGGCGTTTATGCCGTCCTCTATCTTGGTCTTCTTTAATACCCTTGGAGGTCTTCCAAACAGAGTCTTGAATGTGTTCGCGCGAGTGATTCCTGATGAGAACTCAGTTACGCTTATGTCGTGAGGTAGCCAGTGATCCTTGTATGCATATCCTTTTCTCTTGCATACATCGTAGTAGTGCTCTAGACCCATTCCGCTCATTTCGTAGTAGTCTATTATGTAGTGCCAATCGCCTATTGTTTGAACGAACCATATTGCTGTTGAGTCACTTACACCTATATCCCAATACGTCTGTACTGGATAAAGTGGGTTATGCTCAAATTCTCCAATCTGACCGTTCTTCTCAAGCTCGTCGATATACTTACCATAGTAAGAACCGACTAGTGCCGCTGTAAAGCTACACTCGAACTCTTGCGCATATTCCTCTTCACTCATTTCGGCTTTTGCAGCCTCAAGCTCTCCAGCGTCTATAATCTTCGTTTTAGATGCTGGAGCAGAAAACGCGTACCATCCTAGATGGGGGTTCTCTACCATGTTCCTCTGAGCCGTCTGATACATGTTATAGAACGCATTTGTACCTTTAGGCGTTCCTATGAATAACGCCCATCCCTTTCTATCAGAAAGAGCAGGTCTTACTACCTCTCCCCATATAGCAGGGTCACACTGCGCATATTCATCAAGCACCACGCCATCTAAGTAGATCCCTCTAATTGAGTCTGGATTCTCCGCACCTAGTAACCATATGGTTATCTTGTCTCCGGTATTGTGCCGTGGAATGGTTAAGCGAAGCTTTGCCTCGTTCTTCTCTACTCCAGGGTAGTCCTTAAACATCTCCTTAAGGTACGTCCACGCAACCCGTTCAGCTTGACCGTATGTTGGAGCTATGTACGCGTACTGTGGGTTATGGTGCTTGCATTCAAACCCATCCGTTCCAAGCTCTCCTAGCGCGTAGCGAGTCTTTCCGAATCGTCTATGACATACAGCTACCATAAAGCGAACCTTCTTCTGTCTTTTGGTTAGATGAAGATACGCCTGTATGGGTCTTGGAGTATATCCAAAGCTTACGTTTTTAACTTCGTCTTTTAGCATTTTGCTTTCTTTTTTGCCTTATTAGCTAATGCTTTCTTGTGCTTAGCTGACTCTTTACCTTCGTATCCTTTGCCCTTAGCCTGTTCTGATTTCTCAACCTTACCAGACTCCATGTTCTCCATCTGTTTTGTTTCCTTCATTCCATACCCCTAGCTTTACCAGCTTCGTTCAATATTGATTCGTTTAGCTTCTTTCGTTTCTGTGGATCTTGTTCTTTTAACATACGCTCCCTAAGTGCGCGTATTCTTTTCTTGTGTTCCTCTTCCAAAATAGCTTTCTTTTCTTCTGGTGTTGCTTTCATGAAGTCTTGCATCTTTACTTCGCTCTCAAAGCTTCTTCCAGACTCTAGTGCTTTGTTACCTACGTCAACTACATCTTGTGGTAGCTCATATGAGTCGGTCGTATCTGTTGATTCACGTCTATCTTGGTCCACCATTTGCTTATATTTATCCACGCTACTAGGTGCTCTGTTCTTTAATGCTTTTGCTATTTTATTCATTAACGTGCTCCTTGAACCTGTCTCTATTTAGTTCTTTGAACTCAGCCTCTACAGTATCGCTCTTCTCTTCACTTGTTGCAATACTATCTTCAGAGAATCCGCTGAAGTTTCCAAATTGATCGACTACCACGTCAGGATGTTTCAGGTTTTCACTTATGCCAGTGTTTAAGTTGATTATAACCGATCCTGAGCCTGTTGTCTCTACCTGTGACTTAGACCCATAGGAAGATGGGTTAAGCCTCTCAGCTGCCCATTTATGCGTCTCTAATGCTATCTTTATTCCAGGTATCTCTTCCTTTGGTGCAACTATAGCCTTCTCTGCTAGGTCTATGGATCTGAAGAAATGGTGGTCTGCCCTGTTCTCGCGTGCCTTGTTATATCGTTCCTTGATTTCAGGGTATATGGATATCCATGCGTAGAAGGTTGGAATAGCGAACGAGTACTCTCGCGCTACATCTTGCAAAGATTTACCTTCCGTGATTCCTTGCATTATTGCATCGATTAACTCGTTTGATAGGTCATTGAACGATAGTTCCTTGTACATTTCAAGTTTAAGACCTGTATCTAAGTCAATGTACTCTATCTTTCCAGAATCTTTGTTTACGTAGCTTAGTAAATTTCTTTCTTTTTTATATGGCAGGATTTGTTTGTCTTCCAAGATTGTCCTCCGTGGGATCTTGATCAGTGTAGTATGGCAAAGTTTTGCTTGGAAGTAAAGCCTTTTATAGTGTACTAAAATGCTCGGACTATATTTTCAGAAATCTCTCCTCGCTGTGGCGTGGTTCAGAATCCCTAACAAGGAACGCGGATTGGGGGTGCCCGCCCCTCGCTGCGTAGATTCGCGCCTCACGAATCCCGTGCCGACGACCATCGACCACGCTACTTGTTCCCAGATTCGCGCCCCGATTGACCTTGACGCTGTGCTGCTATGTACTTGCTTCGCGTATTCTTGTATATACCGTGACGTGTGGCGTTGGTTTTCTATTCATTTGTGCGTTAAAAACGTCACGCGCACCGTGTCGAATGCGATTCTAACTATTTATGAATACCCGACTATTCTTGTCTTCTAACAACGCGGAGTGCGTTAAAAAAAGAGTTAGGATTCTTGTAAAATTCTTGTAAGGGTCTTAAGCCTTCGTTATTGTTGACTTTAGGCGTTTTTTATTTAAATTTGTGCGTTGAAGTAAGTAGCTGAAAATACTGACGCGGGTTGCGTCATAACAACTATTTTTGAAAAAACGACAAAACTTTTCTATATATGTGTACGGTGTATATATATACTATATACGTATATTCTATATTTTTATTACAAAAGAATAAGAAAATAATTGTAAAATAGTTATAACGCGCCGCTAGTTCAATAATACTATACACTTATTTCAGTTACACAAATCCTAACTCTTTTTTGAAAATAATTTTTTGTAAGGATTGACATATCATCAACCAACCATTAAACTACGCCGCTTTTTACATTAATAAATTGTAAAAGTAACTATTACACAAGATAAAATAACACTTATGCAACAAACATGATAAAAATCATCAAAATAATCATTGAACGATTAAATTAATTTCTGTAAAAGTAGTACATGCAAATAATTGCAAAGGAGATAGTATGAAAGAAAAAAATTTTAACAACTGCAAACATGATTTAAACACTCATGATATTAAGGAATTAGTATCAATTATCGGATACAGATGCCCAAGTAAGACTAAAAAAATACTTGAGAGTAAATTGATCTATTCTTCTAATAAAATACCACATTACAGCATTTTAGATCGTCTTATTTATGAAAATTTTAAATGGGTATATATTGCAGGTCAATCATACCATGACGAGATCAGAACCATTAGAAGAATTATATTAACTGGCGAATAATCGAATAAATCGAAAAGGAGAGGATATGAAGCAAGAGAGATCAATATTAGAGATATGTTTAATGTTAATTAGAAATAACCCCTCTGCATATGGTGGGACCAGGACGCAATTAAAAGATGGATTTAAGGAATTAACAAACCACTATTACGATGATTCATTAGATATTCACGATATTATGTCCGACGAATACTTAAAAGCATGCTATCTGCTTGCTTTTAATACGGTTATAGATAACATAAAATTCAACAAAAATTATTATTCAATCGGCGGCTTGGTTAATTCTTTTTATATACCAATAAACACATTTGATATAAACATTGACTATCATTATAGATCGAGATGCGCGAGTGCTTACTTGCTTGGATACGCAAATGCCATAAAAACAAGCGACCTATAGGAGATAATATGAAACTAATAATCTTATCATTATTTCTGGCAAGTTGTGCCACGAATCAATGTAACATGGCAAAAAAGAGATACTATTTAAAAACTGAAGAAACCATCGGATATAGATGCCCCGATGGACACTATTTAAATATTAAATCATTTACTTGTATCAAAGAAGAGCGCGAGACCGTTAAAATCGCCCCGATTAAGCGTTTTAAAGTAAAACATGATGAAAAGGGTATAGATTGTATAAAGGCGATTTATAAGGCAAATAAATGCGGGGTGAACATATGAAATATAAAATAATTCAAAACTTAGATGATATGCTGAAAAGGGAATCAATTAATGAAATAACCATAAAAGAGACTGAGACAAAAAAATCATTTTCAAGTGTTAGGTACTCTCTTTTTTTAAATGATAGATTAGTTGAAAGCTTTGAAGATGATAATCACGATTTTAGTCAAATAGAAGCTGCCTATAGTTATTTTTTAGGATTCATTGATTGTTATTTAATACAAAAAAGAGCGCACAAAATAGGGGTGAACATATGAAATTTTATGCAATTGAGTATCAAGTCAATCAACTAGGTAATCATGTGGAATCTATAAAATACTATGCATTTACTTGTAAATTTTTATCAGAGCGTATTGAAATTGATTCAGATTTTTATGAGGAATTAAGGAAAGTTTTTAATATCGCAGGTAAAAATAATAACCACTCGCAAGGTATATATTTTAAAACTATTTAAGAGGTGTAAAATGAAAGATCGTGGGTTGATTGCAGGTACTGACAGTGTGCATGCTCTTTTGGAATTTGACCAAAATGAAATATACCTAATTAAAGATGCGCTGCATTGGTATAAGGATAGTGTGAAGGCATATAAGGGCGATTATAAAATGATAAATATATTGGATGAAAGATTGCAAGATTTATATGATGAGATGATGCATTATAACGATGAGGAGGAGTAATGAAACTAGAGGACACTGTATTAACTGTATTTTTATTTGTATTGATTGCATTGGCTGGCTTTGTCCTGGGGACAGAGTTAAATGAGAAGAAGCACTGTGAGAATATGAATGGTGTTTACTCATGGGACTATGGGACATGCTTAGAAAAGAGTACCATTAGAGTACTTGATATGAAGGGGCGGAAATGAGAGATAATATAAATTTAGTGATTACTAGGTCAAAGGTTCATATTGATATTTTATACAAGGGCGAGTTAATTGGAAGGATTAAAGTTGCCGATGGAAATAGAGGGGCACAGTGTGCGCTTCATTTGACGAGTGATAAGGATATTACTTACTTTAAAATTGTTAAGCAAAAAAACGAGATGGTTAAGAATTTGATTGACGATAGTTACTTTAATAAAGAGGAGTTTAATAAATGAATAAAATAGGACAAGAAAACTTTAAGGAATACTTAAGAGAAGTTAATCGTATTGACGTGGAAAGTGATGTAAAGAAGCTTGAGTCAAGGTTTTATCGTCACTTAATTTCATTGATACTTGGGACTTTGATTACAATAACAATTTGGAACGTGCTGCATGAAATTAGCATGAAGTTGAGATTTTAAAATGAAAACAAAATACTTAGTAAAGGACGTATTTGGATCAACACCAAGGCTATTTAGCACATTGAAAGAGGCTGTTTACTTTATAGAAAACTCGGAAGAGCCTTGTGCGTGTTTTTATATTTTAAAAGTATACGTTAAGGGAGGGTTTTAAATGGAAGTGGGTAAAATGAAAAAAATTACTAAGACGTTTTATGTTAGTGACGATGTTTTTGAAATAATAAAAGGAAACTTTTACGATAATGTTGTTATATCTAAGAAGGTTTCTGCGGCAAACACAAGAGAAATCCAAGTTTCTTGGCAGGAGCCAGAAAAAAAGATTGAGATAACAGAGAGCGAGTTTGATGCAATTTGCAGTAATTATAAATTAAATGGTGAAGACTGTGAAAGACATAGTTTAATAATTGCAATTAAGAATGATATTTTTGGAGCAAGTGATGAGCGTTAAATGTGTATATTGTGGCGACGATATTTTAGATGAAAGTGACATTGAAGAAATTCAACAACTCAAGCAACAACTTGAAGTATGTCAAAATGAACTACTCGGAGTTACCGAGCAGTTGAAGATAAAAGACAAAGAAATAGAAGAATTAAAATTGGAACTTAGGAAATGAAAGGCGTAACTAAAACCACATTAAAGAAAAAACCATGGGTTGCTAGGTTAAAAGTTGATAATGTTCTATATCACATTGGAAACTTTGAAACAGAAGAATTGGCAGTTAAAGAATATTCTAAAAACTTCAAAGAGTGGCATGGTCATAATCCAGATGGCGACGAAATGGATAGAGTATCTGGAGAAAGATATCATGACTATATCATATCCAGATGCGGAAAGTGTTATTCTATATTGAAAAGAAAATTTGTTAAGCCAATATTAAATAAACAGGGATATTTACAGTTTAATTTATTTATTAATGGTGAATATTTTAAAACTGGAGTTCATAGGGTTTTGGCTATTGTATATATTCCTAATCCTGAAAACAAAGCACAAGTTAATCATAAGGATGGCGATAAAACTAATAACTCTTTGGACAACTTGGAATGGATGACAGCTTCAGAAAACATAAGAGATATGCACGAAAGAAAACGTGCCAGACAATTTCTCGCAAAGTATCGGGGGGAGAAATGAAACAAAAATTAAACCCAACAATTGCACAATGGAACAAGGAGATTGCAGAAAGAGACTTAGAGAATGCTTTAAATGGAGAAATTAAAAAACTAAAACAAGAACTCTCCAAGCTGAAAGAAGATAACGATAAGTTGAATGTTGCAATCTCAATCATCAAAGGAATTAGAGATCATGGCGATAATTATGATTTTAGCATTATGTATGATTTTTTAGAAGAGCAAGGAGAATAGGTGTGAGTTTATTAGAACGTCTAAACAATTACTAGGAGAATAGGGAATGAAAAAATCAGAACTGATAAAAAGACTCCAAGAAGAAATTGAGACTTATGGTGATTGTCATATAAAATCAATTAAGGTTTATGAAGAACAAGCGGAGTGGTCACGAAACATGACAAGTCCAACGAGGAAAGACAAGCATGGAAACCGTGCAAACATGAATCAAAAAGAATTTGAAGAGTATTGCAAAAATAATCCAATAACCACCACACAAAAGGAGAACAGTAATGACAAACAATGAATTAGTGCTTTTGGTGTTAGTTGCATTTTTGGTCGGATTAGTTTTGGGAATGAATAAAAAATAAAAACCGCCCATTTCTGAGCGGTAAGTGCAAAAACATAAGTAATCGCATAAAACATTTTCGTAACTAAATTATAAGGAATTAAAAATGG